TGGCCCCATGATACAGTCGTCCTCTAAGGGATAGCCAGCATCTATAAGCCCCTGCTGAACCTCGCACTGGGTCGGGATAGTAAAAGAGGCATCCTTGCCTATCCCGAGTTCCTTCTCACCATCCCTGATACCTTGGCCTTCATAGCACATAAGTATAACGAATACGAAGAAGAATATGATGGCTATTGTGATTATCTGGTATTTCATTTGGTTATCTCCTTACGGGCTTCAATCAATGCCTCAAATGCTGCCGTTATGCTTTCGCAGTCCTCCTTGTACCGAGGCACTTCATCAGCAAGCGCCATATCCATCTTTTTGTGGCCCTCGTAAAAGTCTTTTATGTGGGGTTCTTTGAACATCGCATCAATCGCCCCCACCAACTCATCTACAAGGGGGTTTGTGCAGTCAGCCTGTAGTCTATGCTGTTCAAGTTCTTCGCCTATACAAGCAAAGCACAGAACAGGTCTTTCGCAGTTAGAACGAAGCTCTATCGCAGCATTGTATTCTTCCATACTGATAAAATTATTACACTTAGAACAATTCCCAAAACTCATCTCTCAACTCCTTTCAGCTTACATATGTCGTCAATTAAGTCATTCACTCCAACCATTACAAACTCCTCTAGGGTCTGGTTAGTGTCTTCGTCTAGCGAGTCATTACAAGATTGATACACCGGAAACCCAAGAAATAATACACTATAGTCACTCCCTACTGATTCTATAGTTGCAGGGTAGAATTCCTCATTGCCTGTTCGTTCATAGAAATCTTCATTAAGTCTAGATACAATTCGTTCTTCTAATTCACTCATATCATTCCCTTTCAACTGTCAAATATTACTTGTCGGTTCAATATAGCCCCGGCGGCATGTCATCGCGTCACGACCGCCGAGGCTGGGCCATTCTTATCCCTCCCAGCCGGAGCCGCCCATGCGACCCCGACCTTCGGAGGATGGGAGTGTCTTATTTTGCCTTGTCTTTCTGATAGTCGAAGTAGCGGGTGAACTTATCGGGTTTGACCATAGTTTTTCGCAATTCCTTTTCGGTAATACGGATAGTATCGCGCACGGTAACGGCTTCGAGGTTCCTATTTCCATCACCTAAACCAATTAGCATTACTTTTTTATTAGCCACCCGAGATAACAAGAACTTACTCCCGTCTTCAAACTGAAACCGATCAGCCACCGAATAAACCACCTCACACTCGGCGATCTGCTGCTTGAGGTCGGCTATTGTGGCGTCAAATACATTGTTGCTCTTGTCCTGGTCTTTGACTGCCTGTGCTAATGCTGATTTCTTATCTTCTAAACTCATACTGTCTTCCTTTCTTATGTAAATTGTATCGTTAGGCTGGCATTGCTCTGGCTCCCAGTCTGTTCCGTCAGCCCAACAGCATCTTTCGTTTCTTACTATTTTCTTTAAATGAGGCTTATGTACACCATTGTCGGCATAAAAACCAAGCCAAAACCCCACCCCTTCCGGCAAATCTTTGAATTTAATCTTTGTGTATTCCATGTTATGCTCCTGTTAAAATATACCCAGCTACCGCAACCTTTTCCTCTGAGCAAACTGCTAGGGCGCCAGCTAACCCGTTCACTGGGTATTGTTGGTTAGAAGGGTACGTCTCCGTCTGGGTCGCCCTCAGAGAAGTCTCTGGTGTCCTGTGGCGGAGGCTCGCTACCCCAATCGTCACCACCAGACTCCTTCTTCGCTTCCGGCTTCCATGTATTAAGTTGCGGGTAAACCTTCGTCTCGTCCTTAGAGAGTAGTATATCGAAATTTACCCATCCATCATTGTGATTCTTTCGTAGGAACTCTACTAGCTTTGAGCAGTTTATTGATGCCCTGCTTAAAACAAACTTGGGCGTTCCATCGGGTTTCTCGCCGTATGGCCCTACGAACTTGAAAAACATTCCATCTACAAATACCTTATCTTCTGCCATTTTACCATACTCCCTGTTCTTGATTATCATTCATTGAGTTCTTACTGTCGTTGCATTTACCAGCATACACGTCCGCTGCAACACCTATCATCTTCAATGCCGTACCTGTGGCATCGGTTATCGCCATCTTGTAGCACTCATCGCTGGCATAAGGCCCTTTCTTTTCCAGCTTAACCAGGAAAGACCCACCAACGCCATGAACCGGTTGCGACCATTCATCGCCGTTTTTATAGGTAACTGATACATGAGCGAATACTAATACCTGCCCGCCGAAACCCTGCTCTGTCCAGAGCCTCTCAATATTAACTGACCAGCCTATACCGCAAGGCCCGAATACATCTGTCATTATCTCGTACCGCCACTGAGGGCTAATATCAGACATCCCCTTGAGCCGACCGGCCTTTATTGTTCTCAGGGCATCTTGGGGAGGGGTTTTAAGTTTATCCCATATTTCTTTGTTTTGCATCTTACTATCCTTTCAAAGTTATTGTTAACTGTTATTCATTCTTCTTCGCCTTTACAGTCCATGCACATATCTCGCTCAAAGTCGTAGTCGTGGTAGTCAGTGTCAATGTAGGCTTCGCATTTAGAACAGGTCATAACGCTCATTCTTCTTCTCCCGCTAATACATCTTCGCTAAATTTAAAGTTCTCGCATTGGTCGTGGTCCCTACGGCAATACTCGTACTTGTCTTGTTCATTTTCCTCTTCATAACCCCTGTATAATCGTGCTTTACGCGAGAAGAATGTGGTTAAATCTTTCTTGCACCTAGAGAACTCTCGGTCTAGAGAACCAGGAACAAAGCACCACTCGCAATCCTCGCAGTAATGCTTACCCGTCAAACACCCCTCACACACCCCGTCAGTCATGCCCCTGGTCGGTTGCTCTACCCTGCACTTACGGCACTTGGCGTAGGCTTCGGGGATAGCGTCCAGCTTGGCGTCGTACTCTCTTTGTTCTTTGTCTGCCATTGTCATACTCCTTAATAGTAGCCCCGACCCGTAGGAGGTCAGGCCGAGGCTATGTTTCTACTCACCAAAGGTACGCCGAGGCGTGGCGAGCGTGTTAATTAGCGGGGTAGACCGGATAGCCTTGTTACTGCCTAGGTAAGCACGTCCGATTCGCCAGACCTAAAGCTACTACCCCATATTCGGTTTTAAAGAGCTATTCTGCTTTAGAGAAGTTAAGCAGCTTAATCCAAAACTTTCCCCGTATCAGGGCATATCAAAGCCATCTCCTTGTCAACACGGGTACGCTTGCCGGTGGTGGCGTTGTAGAGCCATGCTGTGCCTGCTGGGGGAGTGAATCCTAACTCTTTTAGATCAACTCTCTCTTCTTTGCAAGTACCACAATTACAACGCCCAACCAAATCTATACAGCCAAGTCGCCCTATTGATTGCTTATCCCGCAATACACAGCGAATACCAACGGCCCTAGCTGAATAAAACTCGACACAGCCTACAAACTTAGCGATACCAATGTTCGGGTTCCAGATTTCTATTCTATCTGAATCACTGTCTCTCGTTATGTAAACTTCTTTGTAATTTCCTGTGTTCATCTTTCATTACTCCTAAAGGGGGGTTAGAGAATCCACTGGCAAGCAATGAATCCGGTGAGGGCAAAGGCTAAGGCCATGAATTGCGATGCCGATATAGATTTGCCATTAGCTGTCTTGCAAGCAATGGATATACCGAACATCAACGATAAAAACAAACATACTAGCTTAATAATAATCATAATCTCATGCTCCTAAAAAGGTTAGTTAGCCTGCTGCGTTCTGTTCAAGCCGGTCGAGAGCCTGCTCAACGGCGTATATCTTAGCATCACCAGCATCAACGTTGCCATCAGCATAGTGCTTGTAGCCTTGATAGCCTGATTCTTGGACAATGTCAAAGACACTGAATCCGCCTGCGGCTTGGCGATCTACTATTTTTGTTCTTCGGTCTTCTGGTGATGTCATGGTAAATCCCTTTCAAATATTGTTGTCTTACTATTCCTAAGCTTACCCGATGAAATAACATTTGTCAAACTTAATTTCGTAATATTATTCAAATAGATATTAAACAAGCCCCCACGCCCCAATAAAGCCGGTTTAGCAGAAATATTTATTATGGGCAGGGATTGGGCTTGACTTATCGCCGGTTATGTGTTATTGTATAACTTTAAGGAACACTGTATTTAGATGATTTCATTTAAGGAGGTGTGCCATGTGACGGGACTAAACCCCCAAGAAAGTGAAGAATATGGAAGATCGCCGAATACAATCTAAAGAAACAAATAGCTCAATGCAGTTGTTCTGGCGAACTTCCCCTGTGTTGAGCTATTTTTATGGAGTAAAATAATGGATTACTGGAAAGAATGTATATCAGAGGCACTGGACGAGGCTAAGGTAGAAGCCACGGCCGACCAGATAACCTCTATTGCCAGTGCAGTTGAGGGCGCACATGATAATCATGGCCTTTATACTGGCGATGACGTTGCGGACGCTAACTATAATTCATCTAAAGATGATGAGGTTAAGAATCTTAAAGATCAGCTTGAGAAAGAACAAGGTAAGCGAGGTTGTCCCATTTGTAACGGTAGGGGTTATTCTGTTATTTCCGTTGGCTCTCATTCTTCTGAGCATACATGCCCTAACTGTAACGGCGATGGTAAATTGTAACTAACCCCTATGCCGAGTGGCCCAGAGCCAGCGGTAGCCCGTGCTGCGGGAGTAGCCTCGGCATAATTGAAAGGACATAGAAAGATGAGCTTACCTTACTGCAATAAATGTGGTACTTGGCACAAAAAAGGGTTTAAATGCACCCCTGTCTCAGAAACTTGTGACAATTGCCTGTGCGACCCCGGCTGTAAGCTGGCAAAAATTAAAGGCCGTCTGGGCTGTGACAGCTTTAGTATTAAGCACTCCGTAAGGTCGAAAAGCACAAGAGCGTACCTTGAACACTTAGACCTCCCCCGCCCTAAATAACCCCCTGCGGCGGAAATATTTAAAGTATTTTCGGGAAATTGGAAGATTTTGTTGGACTTTGGGGCGGGAGCAGTGTATATTATAAATACGATACCCGTGGAAGTACAATGATAATCAACACCAAAGTTCACTAACCACGCTTTCACGGGTAAGGTAAGTGGACTTTTTTTATGGAATAAGACATGAACCATTCAAGAACATTGTCAGGCTGGATAAACGAAGCTCATAAAGCAAAGACTCCGGAAGACCTTGCTATTGCAACGGCTATGGCAAACAAGGCTATCAACGACACCAAGGCTCTATATAAGGCCTATGGCATAGAACCTCCCAAGTCTGATCCTGAAGTCACTCTAAGGCACTTGCGGGGGCTAAGGGCGGCTCTTGAGGGAATGGTATAATGGCACATATAAAAGAATGCGTTATTTGCGGAATGAATGTAATCAATGAAAGTATCTGCGAAGATTGCCTAAAGATTACGGTTAATAGTTGCAAGCAAGGCATACTTGATGAGGTTCTGCGTGGGCGACAAGAACTACGAGATGCTCATAATAAACTAATGCTCGCCGACGCCGCAAAGCTACATGGTCAACCTGGATGTCCAACTCATGGTAATTCGTGGTGTACATGTGGTAATAAGGGAGCCGCGATATGAAAAAACACCTCCGCAACATTAGGCGGGAGTTGGTTATTTTCCTCTTATTGATTGGATATAATGGTCATAGGGAGAGGCTTGAGACTGATACTGAAATCCTCGTGCGTAGATTACGTGAAATACTACCCGCGGAAGGGAAATGGGAAAGAAGATGATTAAATACATAACAAAAGAAGCTAAAGTAGAAGAACGTGAAGTGGCCTCGATTCAGTGTGATAGGTGCAAAAAGGATTACGACAACACTAAAGACTGGGACGAAACGCAAGAATTTCACCACATCTATTTCACGGGCGGCTATGGTTCGGTATTTGGTGATGGATGCAAAGTAGAATGTAATATATGCCAGCATTGCCTTAAGAGGTTTATTGAAAAGCACTGCCGTATAACAGTGGGAATGATATAATGCTAATACACGGTGACTGCTTAGGCAAAATAAAAGACATACCGGACGGGTCGGTTGATTTAGTGTTAACCGACCCGCCTTACGGCACAACAGCCTGCAAATGGGATTCTATCATCCCCTTAGAACCGATGTGGGAGCAGTTAAAGCGGGTGATTAAGCCTAACGGGGCTATTGTTATGACAGCCTCGCAGCCGTTTACTACGACCTTGATAGCGTCTAATATGAAGATGTTTAAGTATTGCTGGTATTGGAATAAGAATCGGCCTACGGGGTTCGCTAACGCCAAAAGGCAACCGCTCCGCAAGGTTGAAGATGTCGTAGTTTTTTATGATTCACCTCCATCGTACAATCCGCAGGGGCTTACGAGAATCAACAAGACTTGTAAGAACTCAAATACCTGCGGCGGAGATACAGTTCGTGGCGATACAGCAGAATCGTCAGGTAAGGGTTCAATGAGAACAGGCGGAAAAGAATATGTGCAGGAGTTTACGGGTTACCCATCGCAGGTACTTGAGATAAAAACGGACGAGGGCAAGAAGATCCACCCCACCCAAAAGCCAGTAGCCCTAATGGAGTACCTAATCAAGACATACACCAACGAGGGCGAGACTGTTTTGGACTTTACGATGGGGTCAGGAACAACAGGAGTAGCCTGCGTAAATCAAAACCGCCAATTCATAGGCATAGAAAAAGACGATAAATACTACGAGATCGCAAAAAAGCGGATTAAAGAAGCAGAAAACGCTTGCGGTCTGTTTAAATAAGCTGTTTTAAAACTAAATAGACTACATAAGACCTATACGCAGATTTAGGTGACAAAACTAACATCCCGAGGTGGCTAGTAAAGAAGTGGGATTCGCTAAGCCTGTTAGTGCCGAACTAAGATATAACGACGGCTAACTTAAAGATTGACGTAGAACGATATAGGGTTAGGATAAACAAAGGTCTCTCCCGTAGTCTCAGCAATTAAGGGTTCAATGGGATTCTTAGTTAAAACTCGGTACGGAAACTTAGGCATAACTTAGATCAATACAAGAAAGGGAAGTGAAGTATGAGTGACAAAAACAAAGGCACAAAACCAAGCGCATACACCGAAGCTACGTTTTTACTCACTGGCTACATAAAGAGGTGTAAGAAATACCCAGACCCATGCAAAGCGTTGGCTATACATAGAATATACAACGCGATGGGCGACTTAAAAGAGGTTATTGGAGATATAGAGCTTAGCTTCAGGCGTGGCGAACATAAAGATTAACAAGACATCCTGACCCCCGTGGCTGCACCAGACGGCACAACCCAGAAAGGAATACGATTCTTCTCGCCGTCGGCAATGAAGCTACCACCTTCTGCGGCTGCGGGGTCTTTTAAACGAATAACCCCCACCCCACATCAAGCGGGGCAGGGGCGAGGAGGGTTAGTCGGTCTCGAAGAATTTAATCTTAAGCCCTTTGTGTTTCCGCTTGCTGTTTTCGTACTCTAGCTTTTTAGTGGCTATAGAGATCATCTTCCCGACGCCATTAAACTGCTCTTTACCGTCAGCAGCCCTTACCATTCCGTTTTCCATGTTGACAAGCAGAGTTTCAGCGAAATCCCATAAGTCATCAACGTTCTCGATTTTTCTGTCCTTCATTTTCTTGCTCCTTAATTAAACGTATTCCTTTTAAATAAACCCTTTTAGCCTCAACGAGAGACTGGGGGATGCCTTTGTTCTTTAGTGAAGTTTTTTGTGTTATTAGACTCTTAATATAAGTATCCGAAAGCTGCTCCCTTTGGCAAGCAAAGTATTTCATATTGGTTTTTACCATTTGCTGTTTATTGTTTTGCTTCCAAACTGCATTCATAGCATCAATTTTAAGCTTGTTCTTTTTGTAATAAATACGAGCGCACTCTTTAGCTTCTTTTTTATGCAAACCTCTCCATATGGCTTGTTTCTCGTAATAATCTTTACTTCTATTACCATTTCTTGCTTTTTCATATTGCTTTATGGCTTCTTTATTCTCAAGCCTATAAAGCCTACATTGCTCTTTAACGGTATCTTTGTTTTTCATATACCGCTTATGTCTGAGAATACGCCTCCGCTCCTTCCTCTCTTCTTCTGTAAGTGCCATAACAACTCCTTTCTACAATTTACTATAAGCCGCATCAATCAAAGCCCTGTTCATAACTTCGGGACTAAACGATGTTTCATGTGCCGTGTTATAGGCCCGTGTGACAGCCTCTAGTCGCTTAACATGCACTGGGGTAACACTTATTACCCTTTTGGGCTTAGAGGCGGGCAGGGGCAGGGTCTGGTCAGTTTGGACTAGGGGGATGTAGTTAGGGCAGCCGTCGCAGGTCGGGGTGTTCTTAAATTCGCATTCTTCACAGTTATTCATTTTGATTCTCCAAAAGTATGCTTGAATATCTCTACGCAAGCGGTTAGTTCTTCGTGGCTCATGCCAAGGCCGGATAGCTCCAGGCTGTGGCCGATGCGGTCGATAGGGGTTAGGGGGTTAGATTTCTTGATACGCTTGTTGCTGGCTTCTTCTCGGTTCATTTTATTACCTATTTCCTTTCTAAGTCATTATTTCCTTGACACTTGCGCGGTTTTGTGGTAGTATAAATACGCTCATTTAAAAGTCAATAGATTCGCCATAAGAGCAAGATTGATTTGCTTCATAATCTCTGCGTGCTTTAAGCAAACACTACCTACTACTATCTCAATATCTTCCCCAGCAACCTTCCCGCTGTCTAATTGGTCGATAAGGACGTCCAGAAGAGCATTGCCCGTTGCAACGAAGAAATCGCCTATTATGCCGGACTCTGAGGCAAGCACTACAGTCTTCGCAAAGTAATCCTCTTTCATTATTAAGGCTTTAATATCTGTTTTAAATGTTCCTGATGATTTCATAATTACTCACTTTCTAAAAGAAAAAACTCTCGATAATTAACATTAAACCCTATTTCCCTACCCTCAGCGTCAAAGTGATGCCGAATAGTGTTACCGGCAAAGTCTGATTCTTCTTCTATTCTCACAAACCTATGATAGATCGCCAGTGAGTATTGTTTGCGGGTAACTCGGCTCATGGCTGTAGCTCCTTGGCTTTGTCGCGTGGATGCTTAAGTAGGAACTCAGACAGGCTACTTGTATGATACGCCAACATTGCCGCGTGACAAGTGACGTTGCTGGACAAAACAATCAGTTCGTCCAGCAACCCAGCCCGAGCCTTAAGGGAGTCATATTCATTGCAGGCGTTAGCGATAAAGGCGGCGTTGGCCGTCCCCAATTCTCCAGCGGCAACGATAACATCAGCAACAAAATGCTCGTGTTCTGGCGGCTCAGAGGATTCAATAAAGAAACAGTGTTGCATTGTAGCTTCGTAGTCTTGACCAAACCTCTTATTCCTGTAGTGGATGTTGCGGGGTTCGTCTATAATCGTCCACGGTAACTTACTATGTTTATCCATCTTAAATACTCCAATTTCTGCCCATAGGGGCGGTTAAAGTTCTTGAGACAGGCCAGGTCAAACCCAGCCCATCCCAAAGGCCACGCCCTACGCAGGGCGGAGCCGGGGCGATTAAATGTTTTTCTTCATAGTTAATATTACAATTTCTGCTCTAGCGCCTTCTTCCTTGAAGCTGCCAGCCGGTAAAACTTCCCAACTATCCGCAAGCGGTTTAAGTTTCTTATTCTGTTTAACGCCGTTATAACACAGCGAAACAAGCAAACCGCCAGGAGCAAGGCAATTGAAAGCGTGTAAAATATGCTTTATGTCCCGGCCCATTTTAAAAGGTGGGTTCATAATCACTGCGTCGGCTGTTATATTCATTTCCAGGAAGTCGCCTTGTTTAAGTGTTACATTGTCGCCGTCTGTCAGGGTGTAAAGTTCGCGGCAGCAGTCCGGCGAGTTTTCAGCCAGCACAACAGGCCCAGCGTGTCCAGCACGCCGCAAAGCCGAATAAATGCGACCGAGGCCCGCCGAAGGTTCCAAGACAGTACAGCCAGCCGACAGGGACGGCAAAAGTAAAGCCGCCATCCTATCCGCTATCGCCTCGGGTGTCTGGAATAAGTTAAACGCCGATATTGCGCGGGCCTTGCTGGTATTGTCGCGGAGGCTGTCAAACCTCGCGCGATCAAACACCATTTCTACGCCGTGGGCCTCTGTTTCGTCCCGTAGCTTTAACAGTCTATTTCTACCAGTGGTCACGCTGTCACCTCCTGAGCAACTTCCGACAATTCCCAGCTTGGCAGTGCTTTTTGTGGCTTGTCGGTGATAACGATCACGCGGTACGGGCTATTACCTTTGAAATATGTAGTCCTGAGCTTGCAGGCAACCGGAGGTTTGACGCCGTCCCAGTGAGAATACCAAGGGCCGAAACGCGGACCGTGCAAAAGCTCTTTAGTGCTTGCTGGGCCATTTGCTTTAGATTTGGCTGAGTATTCCGCTTGGGTCATTTCTTTAATCGGCGACGGTTCTATTTCGATATGATAACCCCGGCTTTTTTCGCGTCCGTCTGCGCTTTCTTGTGCTAGTCTATTTAATTCGTCTTGCAATCTCTGCGCGTCCTCGGTTGTTGGGTTTAATAGCTTAGGATTTCCGGCGTTGGCTTTCTTGTTTCTGGCCTGCATACCCTTTTTAATAGCCTTAAACGCTTCGATTTCTTCGGGCGTTGGCTCTCTGTAAACTTCTTCGCCCGCTCGCTGGATATTTACTTTTTGCAGGTGTGGTTCAGTGTTGCGGCCTGCCTGCCATGAGTATTCAAAGCGACCAGACGGAGCCAAAACAGACACAGACACAACTTGTTTTGTTACCGGTGACTTGTGAACCCGGTGAATTTGATACTTGCCCAGGAACCCGCCGGGGATCATATCAACAGCCGCCGCCTTGCCGCCTTCGCTTTCTAACATCTGATTTTCGTAAGCGATCCGCAAATTATATTGATTATGCCACCGATTACTTGATGGGGCATGGTCGGCGGGTCTTTCTGGATGAACTGCCAACCAATTATTGGCAAAATCAACGGGCAATAGTTCGCCAGATTTTAAAGCCTTTTCGGTGTCGCTGTATGATTCACACAGAGCGAAAGCGACCGCAAGTCTTGCCTGTTCAATGGTATATTTACCCTCTGCGCCTGCTGGTTCGATTTCGTGGTACTGTAAGCCGGAAGACCAGTAAGGCGTTAATTTTAGCTTTCCATTGCCTGTAATTGCGTTGTATTGGTCGTGTTCGTGCTGCTGCTCTTTGGCGTGATCGGTCCAGCTTTTTAAGTGTTTCCGCTGCTCGGCTTCCAGCTTGAGAACACGACCGCGGCGAACACTTGCAGAGCTTTTATATAAAGCGTTTGAGATAACGCCAGCGGTGCGGGTCTGCCAGTATTCCGCCTTGCTCCACTGCGTCAAGGCATTATCCCGCGTTCGGTTGTGTCGCTTGGCGGCTCTGTCGGCTTTGCCTTGGTTCTGGAAGCCGTGAACAGTCGGCCCAGTGTCGAAAGTGTCGGCGTGGTCGTGCGCTTCGGCTGTGCGTTTTTCCCGGTACATGCTGAACCGTTCGGCGCGGTCTGCGGCTCGATCTTCTGGGCCTTGATCCTCGTCGCCGATATAACCGGCATAAGCTAGGGCGGTATCTTCGCGGCCAGGACGCCAGACGGCGACAAAATCGCAATCTTGCTTTGGTGTCGATGTCCAGCCCTCAGACCTTAAAGCCAGATATTCATCGCGAGGAACACGGCCAACATAAAGCCGAATTTTGTCATCTTCGGGGCAATATGTCGCCTCGTTTGATTCGTTGAATAAGTCGGGGGTTTTCATTTCTCTTAACTCCTTACAATAAACAATAGATTAACAATTAAACCCCGTGCCGGAATCGAACCGGCGAACCATGCGGGGCGCGAGGCTAAGCCATTAAATCTAACATAGCTTGTAAGAACTTATCTTTGGTGATACGGTATAACTGGGATGTTTTGACGTTCCACTTTTTATCGAACTTACCAGCGATACAAACAGTTTGCCAAAGGATAGTTTGAGTCCGATCACCTAGGTATTTATGTTTATCAGTGGAATAGACTTCGAGGTTACAGCACATAGAGCCGCTATAACCTTGCATACCTTCTGATAACGGGAAAACAAACCGCTCTCGGTGATCCATTGATTCTAATAACGTGCGTAATTCTGTGATATTGGCTGGTTTTTTCATTATTCAATACTCCCATATAAAACAATATTATCATTCAACACTCAGGCAAAGGCTAAACAGGATTAGCCCTTGATTGATGGTTAACTGATAAGCTGCCTGATTTCCGTTATAAACCATGCAGGCAGAGTATATTCCCCGTTGCCTTCATTATGACACTGGTGCAGTACCTCTTCTAATAGATGCCGTTCTTTGGTTACTGTCCCAATATAAACACAAGGCATTACAACAGAAGCTATTGACTCGCCTTCTTCTTTTGAGACTTTCACTGATAAATGTGCGGCTTCTCCTTTGATTTCCTCCCAAGTTAAGTCAACCTCTTGTGTTGCTGGGTAATAACAAGCACTAATCTTATGAGTAGCTTCCATTAAATCACCTCAATTCGGGACTCTTTAGGGTTAAATCCTTGACGGACAAGAGCCTGCTTATGAGTTTCATTGGGTCTGATGTCAATGATGCGGTTTTCTTGTAATTCTCGACCCTTGCCAAACCCTTCTGCTTTCGTAAACACTTTTGCTGTTTGCCACATTATTCATACTCCTATAATAAAAGTAATATAACAATTAAACAAAGGCTAAACAAGATTAGCCCTTGATTGATGGTTAAATGGGGTGGCAGTAATCACATTCTGATTCTTCGCATTCAGTTATGCCCTCTTTGATGTCCTCTAGTAACGATTTCCAGACGGGTGTCTTAGAGTAAGGATTGTAAACCCAACTAATAACACAATGGCCTAAATTGGCATTCCATACCATCTTATCAGGGCTGTCAATAGTGACATGAAAAGCAGTCAATGATGGATTGTCCTCGATTGCTATAGATGCTTCTAGCTCAGAGATCAAGTTCAATACTTTCTGTTTGACGGTCATTATTCATACTCCTAATATAAAAGGTAAGCCGCATAAGGGGCGGCGGTTAGGTGGTTATTTCAGTTATAGCACAAGCAGGGCAGCCTTCAACTTCACAAATAGCCTTAATAGCCTCTTCTTTGTTGCGGGCTTTAATATGGAAATTGATAATACCGTTATCGTGTTTGATTGTTGCGTAATAGCTGACTTTGGCTTGCGTTAATACTTTTGTGTCGATAATCATAATAAACTCCAATAGATAAAAGGTTAACAGGTCAGGCAGTTTAGAGACTTGCCGAGGTCAGGGGGGGGGGAGCTAGTTCCTACTAACTGAAAAAATCCCAGAATAACAAGCGTCAAAAAGCTCGTTGCAGTTACCTTTTTTCTTTGGTTGTTTTATTGCTGCTTTTTCATTTATCAATCGCTCCATAGCAAGCCAAATTATACGATGTTTTTCGTTTAAAGCAACATCAGGTATTGGGAGGCCGCTAGTTTCAGCTTGCCGGCATTCATAGCATAACATTAAATAACGATGAATCTCGTTATCTGTAATGCGAGCCGGTAGGTTAAGCTTAATTCTTTCTACTTTACTATATACCCTTGCCGGATTTGTGAAGTTTAGGTGTTTATAAAGCTCGTAATATTGACTGTGTGATTGTTCCATAATAAACTCCCAATAAAATAAAATAACGATTAACTAACTATTACAACTATACACTCTATCGGTTAACTTGTCAACATTTAAACAGGAATAATGCAAAGATTTATTAAAATAAATAAAAATCACCACTTAAGCACTAAAAAAGGCTTGACACGGACAAACATTTCTGTTAAGGTGGGCGTAGATAATAATGTAATAGAGGCAAGAATGAGCGAAGCAACAGCAACAGTTCAATATTTTACATGGCTTGAGCCGAGATGGATTGATAATAAAGACAAGCCTCGGACGGCAACAGAGCTAAGATTGATAAGAAGCATACTTAAGTCAAAAGCAATGAAAGCATAAAGCAATGCCAACAATAAGACTAACAAAAGAGAAAGCGGCGATAGTAGCGGCGCAACAGCAAGCTACAACTGATAAGCTAGTAGCAATGCTAAACCCAAACATATTATACATAGAGATAATTGAGCCAGAAGTGGACAGGTGTATATTAAATGACTGACCCAAAGACAAAGATAAGCGACAAAGCCCAGTTAGCTACAATGCACTACATAGCTAACTTCATCACAAACCCCATTAAAGGTTATACATGGTCGGCAGCGATGAGAGATGCGGGGTTTGCCGAGACAACAATAGATAAGCACCCAAACTATGTTTCGGGTTTACTAGGGGTCCAAAGGCAGATTAGTGCCGCAATAGCTAAAATCAAGGCTAAAAGCGTCGCTACGAGACTACAAAGGCAAGAGTTCTGGACTGATGTTCAGTCAGGTAAGCTCATAAATGATGACGGAACCACTGTTAATGTTGACATCACTGCCCGACTCCGCGCCAGCGAGCTATTGGGCAGGTCTGAGGCTGATTTCACTGATAACGTCAACGATAACCGTGAAGGCTTGACTATCTCGGTCACAGCTCCGCAGCAGCCCAAACTAAGCCCTAACAAGGCCGTAGAGGGGGCGTGAGCGTATTAACTATGAAATATGATACTATGACACCAATTAGAGCTAAGATGGACTGGCGCGGCCTCTGGGGCTGTCTGAGGGCTAAAGCGGGCTTAAGATACCAAAACCGACCCCCTACACCGCGCCGAGGGTACGTCATGCCAGTGGGAGCGGTGTATGCTGCCCCGCGCCAATTTTCTCCCCTCCCCAGAAACAAGACCAATCTTATCCACGGCCTAATCCTATATTCCAACGTAAACAAAGGACTTACGGCTGTTTTTTCTGGTGCTAAAATCGTCATAAGTGCATTTTTGCATAGATTATATAGCCCCGTGATTTCCGATACTTTTCCTTATTTTTGGGCTAAAAACGGCGGTGTGGATTTTTCTAGAAATATGACTTACGTTAATTTTTCTGGGTTTTAAAAAAGTTATGAAATATGAGATATTATATATTCAGCCTTGGGACTACCATTGGTTATTTTGGTTTGGATTAAATTGATTAGCAATAAAGACATGTTGTTGTATGCGGTTGTTACTTTGGCTGAATGGGCTTGTGTGTTGAGCCTGATTTGGTTGATACTTTAATAAGGAAAGAGACATGGATAGATTGAAAGAAGGTATTGTTCGCGGCAGTTTCGCTGGCAAGGAAGGCATGGCTGTTATGCGGGATAAGTTGAATGAGATTATTGATTGGGTAAATGAGTTCGAGAAGCCTGTTGTTGTTAAGCTAGGCGGAGTAACAGTTAAGACGGATAAATACGAGAAATGCAGTACAGAGAAGACCAAACTATAAAGCGGCAGATGTTCAAGAAGAACCAGCAGGTGCTGGAGTTCATCCGCATGCGTGACTTCGCCGCGGCCATTGACTATGTTAGTCAGTTGGACGAATTGGATAAGTTGGTAATGGTAAAGGATATTGATGCGTAAAGCCCCAAAAAAATGGGATGTCACTCTGACTCAGTTCCAGAACGACTTCTTCACCTCCACGGCCAGGTTCCCGGCTATGGTGGCTGCTTGGGGTACTGGCAAGACCATGTGCCTGATTTTGAAGGCTATGGACCTTTCTATTCGTTATCCAAACAATCTTGGTCTTATTGTAAGAAAGAACTTCACCGACCTTAAAGATAGTACTATGAAGGACTTCCATAGATATACAGGGATTAAGGTTCCTACTAGCAAGGATGTTGTATTGCCGAACGGATCAGAGATCATGTTCAGGCATATGGACGAGTTATCAGGTGTTGTCCAGAACGTTAACCTTGGCTTCTTTGCTATTGAGCAGATGGAAGAGTTTGATACTGCTGAAGAGTTTGACCTGCTTGACGGTCGCTTGCGTCGTGAGGGCTGTTTCAGGCAGGGGTTTGGAATTGCTAATACTAACGGCCATAATTGGGTGTGGCGCAAGTGGAAAAACGAAAGGGGACCTGACTATCTCTGTGACAAGATTTTACCCTGTGAGTTTGACGGTTTGGGATATAGTGGATTTGCTGAACTGATCGAAGCAAAGACTTTTGATAATCCCTACCTGCCACCCGATTTTATCGGTTCATTAAAGATAAAGCAGGAAACCAACCCGTCGGCTTATAGGCGTTACGTAGAGAACTCATGGGAAGATACAGATATGGATGATGTTTGTATCCCGTACTCTCACCTAATCAGGGCGATAAACTATGAAGTCTTTACTCTACACGAGAAGAGAAGGGTTGTTTGTTGTGACCCAGCCGAGTTCGGTAATGACAAGACTATCATAATGGCTATGGAAGAGGGCAAGATCATAGATATTGAGTCTTTGAGGCAGAAAGAGCCGATGGAGACTGCTGGCAGGAATGTGGTTATGAGACGGAAGCATAATGCCCAGATAGTAGCGATAGACTCTATTGGCATTGGCTCTGGTATAAGAAGTAGGCTGGGCGAGCTTGGCGAGAATGTTATTGGCATAAATGTTGGTATGAAGTCAAGCGACCCAGAGAAGTTTGCCAACTTGAAGGCTGAGATATGGATGCATGCGCAGGATCAGTTCAGAGAGAATAAGATAAGCCTACCAGACAATGACGAACTATTAGAAGACCTCGCCGCGATGAAGTATTCAACTAACTCAAGAGGTCAGGTTGCTATTGAGAAGAAGGAAGACACGAAAAAGAGGCTTGGTAGAAGCCCTGATATGGGAGACTGCTTTGTACTTGGCCTCTGGGCATTGAAAGGGCTTGGTTTCGAGCCTGTAGTGGATTATGAGGACGAAGACAGCGACACAGTTAACAGTTATCATTCAAAGACGGTATTTACATGAGCGATAAAGACCAAAAAGAAATTACATACATTCTCAACCAGAAGCAACAGGCTTACGATGCTACTTTTGAGCGTAGAGAGGCCGCATATGAGCTTTGGCAGTTATACCAGAACCGTCAGGACTATTCCAACAAGAAGGAGTGGCAGAGCAAGATATTCGTCCCGAAGATATTCATGGCTATTGAGCAAGCTACGTCGGTTGTTAAAAGGGCTATCTTAAGCCCAAGGCGACTCTTTAAGATGGATGTGATTGACCCGAAGGACGAGGTTGCAAGAGAAATCATGCCATTAGTAGAAGAAAAGCTCAAAAGAAGGATAAAAGAGAGCAATTTTGCAACATCTTATGCCGAAACCATAAAAGAAGGCTTCCTTACCGGGCTTGGTGTGCCTAAAGTATTATGGGAAAACGGACCTCTTTTTGTAAATGTAGCCGGTACGCAGACCTATATTGACCCTGATTACGAAGTTGGACCTGTAAACAGGCCGAAGTTCATTATCGAAGAGAAAGAAATGGACTTAGCAGAACTAAAGGATATGGCAAGTCGGATAAACAAAGAGGCAGGCCAAAATCTATTCAATATGCGTGAAATCAACGCGATCAAGACTGATGGAGAGGGATTCGAGCGAAAGGAACGTGAACAGCTAAGAAAAGGGCTACAGCACTTCGTAGAAAACGACAGGCGAGTGAATATCATAGAGTTTTGGGGTGATATAGTTGACAATGAGACTAATAAAGTCAAAAAGAACCAGTACAGGATGGTTGCCAACAAAAAGAACATTGTAAGGAAGCAAGATAACCCATTCGACCACGGCCAACTCCCTTATGTCCCAACTACCCCTATACCATACCCCCACAGAGGGTCATGGGGTGTATCGTTAGTAGAGCCAGTGGTAAAGATGCAGTACGCCTACAATAACATCATAAATCTCTCAATAGATAACCTTAATTTCTCAGTGAACAAGGTGTATCAGTACCAGCCATCTAACCTAGTGAACCCAAGAAGTCTTACACGGCTATACCCAGGTAAGCTTGTGGCCACCCACAACGGCGCTGACGCCATCAAAGAGGTTAGGACGTCTAATATAGGTCAAGACTCGTTTGCGGCTATGGGGCTGTTACAGAGCGAGATACAGAAGGGCACTGCGGTAACAGAGTTCCTTCTTGGTACAGCAGGCGGGTCGAAGACTGCAACGGAAGCTAAGATCAAAACCGCACAAGCACAGGGAATCTTTGATACAATAGCAAGAAGCATAGAAATAAACTCTCTTGCACCTATTATCAAGATGGTATTCGATTTAATGGTGCAGTTTGGTGAAATACCAGCAGAACTAAAGGATAGATATAAGTTTGAGGTTGGTGGCTTGTCGTTACTTCTTGTAAGGCAGGAGCAGACATCAAACGTACAGCAGGTCTTAGGTGCGGCATTACAGAACGAAACACTCGCAGATATGACTAATATAAGAGAGTTGTATTCTAAGTACCTTGAATTATTGAATCTTGAAGATGTTTTAGTAGACGAACAGCAAGGTCCGAACAAAGACCAAGAGCGACAAATAGACCAACAAACGCAAGAACAAGCACAGAAACAGGTAGCTGGTATGTCCGACGAGGAAATTCTCGCTGCCGCAGAAGAACTAGGAGTCTAGTATGCCAAAAACGACAAGTAAAGACGGCGTAAAGCCAACAATCGGAATGGCCGAGGCTAACGTTCCTATCCATCAGGAAATGCCAATGGGATTCAAGGAAACCGGCCCAGGTATTACTACTCATGCGATAGGAACTGCGGAACCGTCCATTAAAACACCAACAGAGCGTATGGGTGCGGCTAAACCGTGGATGCCTAAAGGTGGACACGCAGTAGCCGCGGCAAACGCACATGACCCGGCAAGCTCGAAACCAAGCATGAAGGTCGGCAAAACCCAAGGCCAGAGCCCAGCAGGTTACGCTGGTAACGACCAAGGCGGGTATGTTGACGCAGGTGCTGCTGGGGGTTACAGTTAATGGATGATGTAGGCAACGAAGAGAGAGATGCAGTAGAGTCTATTGCTAGAGATGGGCAGGCTGTTCATACGATGGTTAACACTAACGGATGGAAAGAAGTTGTTCGTCCTGCACTAGATAGGCGTAAAGTTGCGTTAATGAGTGATTTTCAGAACGCAAAAGTATATGAAGAATTTGTTGCTGTTCAGCAGGCTGTAAATGCCATTGACAGCTTAATAAACTTTATTGAATCAACATTAATAGAGGGCAAAGAAGCCCTTATAGAATTGAGAGACGCAGAACACCCGTAAGGACTCTGCAAGATGACCGAACACCCGCAAGGACTCGGCGAAAGGTTTTACTATGACAGATGATAAGAACACCCAAGACACGGACCCTGCAAAGGACACCCAAACCACGGACTCTTATGAAGAGCGGTACAAAGAATTGCAGTCTACTATGACCAAGACATCACAAGAGAACGCAACACTGAAGGCAGAGATCGAGAAAGACAAAAGTCTTATCAACGACCTCACGCCTTTTATTGATTACGACAAGATGAATGGCAAGGTCGCTGACCCAGAAGATGGTGACGCATTAGTAGACAATAAAACCCTAACGAAAAAGATACAAGGGCTACAGGACGAGATACTTAGAACAAAGTACACCTCTGACTTTAGATCGAAGTATCCAGACATGATCGAGCATGAAGACCTTGTTGGCTTGTATCTAAACAAGACTAATCCAAGGGATACTATTGAGAATAGAATGCTTAAGGCAGTCGAAAACACTAGGGCTTTATTGAAATCAGAGCAATCTAAGGGCCGCGAGAAGTACGAGCAAGAAGTAAAGACAAAAACCACTGAAGAAGCCAAAGTAGCAGGCTTTGCTGGTGGGTCAGAGCCTCATGAGGGCGACGGCGCCCACAAGGCAGAAACTTATGAAGAGTATATACAGAGTAGAAAGAATGACTCTGCTAAGGCTCAAGGTTTAATATAGGAGTACTATAATGGCAGGTTTACAATATTGGGCTGCGGATGCTCAAGGTGGCTTTTTCACCAATAACAGGTTGTCTCAACAGTTGCGTCATGCATTAGTTCCACTTATGAAGTTTAGGCAGTTTGTGGACATCAAAGAAGGCTGGGGCAAAGGCGTTGGCGACACATTGTTCTACAACAAAATTTCAAAGGTAGATACGGCTGGTGGCGCTTTGGTCGAAACTAACGTAATGCCTGAGAACCAATACTCAATCGCAAGAGGAACTATCGTACTTACTGAGTATGGTAATTCAATTCCTTATACCGGAAAACTCGAAGCTTTGAGTGAGTTTAACGTTCAAGACCCAACCATGAAAGTTCTTAGGAATGACATGGCTGAGACGCTTGATAAACTGGCTGGATTGCAGTGGAAACGTACCCAGAGAAAGTACACGCCACTTACCGCAACTACGGGAACATTCTACAGTCGCGCAGAAGATACTGCATCTACATTTGGCTCTGTTCTAGCTAAGTCTAGTCCTACAGCGAAGCATTACAAGGACATAATTGACGAACTCAAGAGACGTAATGTTCCGAAGTATGATGGCGAGAACTATGTATGTATTGCATCGGTAAACGCATTGAGAAGTCTCAAGGACTCTACAGAGTGGCTTGATGCCGCTAAGTATGGCGATCCCGAAAGACTATTCAATGGCGAAGCAGGTCGTTACTATGGTTGCAGATTTATCGAAGAGACTAACTATCTTGTTAACACTCTCGGTAGCTCTGCTGGTACAAACGCACTTGGCGAGGCTGTTGTATTTGGTGCAGAAGCATGTATCGAAGGTATTGCGGTTCCAGAAGAAGTTCGTGCAAAGGTTCCTACCGATTACGGTCGTTCTAAGGGTCTTGCGTGGTACGCTATTCTTGGTTACAAGAAAATGTGGAAAGCTTCTGATTCCGGCCAAGACGATCATATTATTCATATTACTTCAACTAAGTAAGGAGAATTACTATGAGTTATGATGAAGGTAGGTATCAAACAAGGCAAACATTATCACCTGTACTCGGTTCGTTTGCATCTGCGTTAGTAGTGCTTACTGCTAGTAATACTGAGAAGACTGGAACATCAGTGAATGTTACTGATAGAATCCAGTTCTTCAATAATGTAAAGATTACCGGCATGAAGGCTATAACTCGCAGCATGGAACTTCTCACCGGTGCAGTAAGTGATAATAACGTAAGAATTGCATTGACGCATGACGGGACCTCCATCGCGACAGCAGCACTTGGCACAGTAGCCGGTGCTGTTAATTCCGGTGGAGTAGTCGCGGCACTTGCGAATGTAGCAGCGGGAACTGGCCTAGACCTTGTATTTAAGGCAACAGGCGACGGGACCGCTGGAACATTCGGGCAGGTATCTGCGGATGTGTATATTGAATACCAAGAACGATTCAGTTAACCTTAATTTAAAAGAAAAGAGATAATTATGTGGTCAGCAACGTTACCAGAAGGATATGAGTCAAGGAAGTGCAGATACAGGGTTAATACCCTATGCAGAGGTACTGGACTTGACCTAAGTGCAAATGAAGAAAAAATCCAAGAAAATGCTATTGGTGTTGGGAAAAGCGGAAGGGCAGTCGATTTACAACTCGACCTGTCTGCCAACGATTCCCTCGGCATTTTCTCGGATGGCTTCTTTGATTATGTTTATGACGCTCACCAGCTTGGCAATTTCCTCTGCACCGAAGCAACGCTTCAGGAGTGGTGGAGAGTTGTCAAGCCGGGTGGGTATCTTGTTCTTTACGAGCAGGATAAAGAGTATTATCCTCATGCGGGAACTCCAGGTGCAGATAAAGCAAGGCGTAAAGATTTATTCTGGGAAGACGCTTGGGAGGTTGTTGAGTCGTTTGGTAATGCTGAAAAGGTATCCGCTTCAAGGCATAATGACTCAAATGAGTACTCGTGGCAGTTGGTTATCAGAAAGATGTCTCAAGTGACGACTAATCCAAAAGAAATCTTAGAAGACGACAAACTTGAAGGCCAAGTTGCGTTCCCAAGGGCTAAAAAGTCCGACAAGGAAGTATTGGTAATCAGGTATGGTGCGCTTGGAGATTCTTTATGGGTTACGCCTGTCCTGAAGAAGTTGAAGGAAGATGGGTATTATGTTGTAATGAACTGTACGATATACGGTGCGCAAGTTCTAAAACACAACCCGAATATAGATGAGTTCATTATACAAGAGAGTGGCACTTCGGCTCCGTATAGCGAAAAAGGGCAGTACTGGGAAGAAATTTCCAAGGGATTCGAGAAGGTCATAAACCTTACTCAATCAGTAGAAGGG